TCTAGTGCAACCTCTGCAGCAGCTAGTTTTGATTCGTTTGATGACAGATACCTTGGTGCTAAGTCATCTGCTCCTAGTGTAGACAATGATGGGGATGCCTTGGTTATAGGTGCTCTCTATTTTAATACTACTACAAATTCTATGCAGGTTTTTGGTTCTTCTGGGTTTACTGCTGCAGGTTCATCTGTAAATGGTACGTCATCTAGAAATACATATACAGCCACTGCAGGTCAAACAACGTTTGCAGCTACATACGACTCTGGTTTTGTAGATGTTTTTATGAATGGTTTAAAATTAAAAGCTGGAACAGACTTTACAGCTACATCAGGAACTAGTATAGTACTTGCATCTGGAGCTACTGTTGGAGACATCGTAGATATTGTAGCCTATGGTACATTTACTCTAGCTACACACTATACTAAAACAGAGTCTGATGCTAGATATTTACTAGAATCAAACAACCTCTCTGATTTAGACAGTGCATCAACAGCAAGAACAAATCTTGGTGTAGCTATTGGATCTAACGTACAGGCTTACGATGCAGGTTTAGCTTCAATTGCAGGACTAACAACTGCAGCAGATAAAATAATTTATACGAGTGGTTCTGATACATATGCTGTAACAGACTTCTCTTCATTTGCTAGAACACTTGTTGACGATGCTGACGCATCAGCAGCTAGAACAACTCTAGGTGTAGTCATAGGAACAAACGTTTTAGCATACGATGCAAACTTACAGAGTTTTGTTTCTGTATTTACTCTCCCAACTTCTGATGGATCAGCAGATCAGTTTCTAAAAACAAATGGGTCAGGGACACTTAGCTTTGCAACAGTAGACGTTCAGGCTGATCTTAGAAAATCTTTTGTATTATAGGTAGGAAAAAATGGCTTTTACATATGCACAACTAACACCAATTACAACAATCGCAAGTAGTGCAGGAGCAGTGTACACAAACCCTAGCTCTAAAACATCTTACATTCGTGGTATAATAATACACAATACAAACACTAGTGCTGAAGCTGTAGTGTTGTATAATGTTCCTGATAACAGTGGTTCAGTAGGAACTGCAGCAGCAGCAAATCAGTTTTATAAAACGAGTGTGGCTGCAGATACAACAGTTATAATTGAGTTTCCTGTTCCAGGATTAGTCCTTTCAGATGTCAACGATACCATACAGGCAACTACGACAACTGCAAGTAAGGTAACAATTCAAATATCAGGAGCTACAGAATAATGGGTATTACAGTCTTTCCTACTCCTACAACCTCTTCAGGTGGTGGTGGAGCTTGTCCAACCTGTTTGTATACTTCAACCTGTCTTTGGACTCCTCATGCTGATGGTACTGTTATCTTTCACGTAATTGGTGGGGGATCTTGTGGATGGTCTGCAGGAGATAGAACTGCAGCAGGAGGCGCAGGAGGATACTCAAACAAGTGTATTGATGTAACAACAAGTGATTGTTATTGCATTACTGTAGGAGCTATGTGTGGAGATACTATTGCTTGTAACGTAGTAGGTACAACTATGTGCATCAAAGGAGGAGGTCGTTCTGGACCATGTTGTTCTTGTGGTGCACTTGGATCTGGTGGGGATATCAACTACCAAGGTGGTTGTGGTATGTGTTACTTTACAGGTTCAACTAGGTGTTTTTCTGCTCAAGGTGGATCTGTAGGTATTTATGCTGCAGGTAGAGATGGTCTTTGTTCAAACGAAGATATTAATTTGTATTGTAATTTTTATTTTTCTACAGTGCTTAAAAATGGATGTCCTTACCTAACACAATTACCTTGGAACATACCTAATTCACCAATGATACCCAGTAAATGTACCTCCATTGGTTGGGAAAAAACTCAGACTGTAGGAATGCCAAGATACCATCTACAGCTAAGAGGCAGTGAACAACAAATGACTGAAAGAGTTTGTATGGGTTGGTTTACTGGGGGTAATGCTAACTGTGGTAGTGCATCATGCCCTAGTACTGGTCAATACTGCTGTGCCATCCATGCAGGTTGTGGTGGAGGAGGTGGTGCTCGAGATAGTGTTAATGGTTGTGGTGGTAAAGGAATTGCTTTTGTTGAATACGTAAGTGTTGGTTAAGGAGAAATAAATGACTCAGGCAAGAATATTAGCAGACTTAGTTGCTACAGGTGGTGAGCTTGCAGATGGTGCAATAGCAGCCTCAGAAGTGACTGGATTATCAAGTGTGGCAACAAGTGGTGCAGTAGCAGATGTAACTGGTGCTGCTCCTTTGGCAAGCCCTACCTTTACAGGAACACTTACTGCTCCAACAATAAATGCTTCTACTGCACTACAGATAGGTGGCACAGCAATTACAGCATCTGCTGCAGATATAAATGGAGTGGCAGGTGTAAACTCAAATGTTCAGACACAGCTAAATGCTAAAGCTCCTCTTGCTGATGCTACATTTACTGGTACAACTACCATACCAATTGCAGCAGTAACTACACTGCGACTAGGTGGAACATCAGTAACAGGAATTGGAACAAGTGCTAACAATCTTGTTCAACTTAATGGATCATCGAAGCTACCTGCTGTAGATGGATCTTTACTCACTGGCATTAGTGCAGGTACTAGTGTTGGTAAAGCATATTATTTAGCTACAGCAATATAAAAGAGGTAAGATAAAATGTCAGGAATTTTAGCAAGCAGTATGATTGATCAAGATGCGTCTTGTAAAGTCTATACTAATTCAAGTGGGAATGCAGCATCAATTACAATACATTCGCATGTTCCTAGTACTACAGAGAACGCATGTTTAAGTATTAAGGTTTCTGGCACAGATGCTTGTATATGTACAAATGCAGTTGATAGCACTACTGATATAACACCAACAGATAATGTACAAATTACTCATACAGCAGCATTGGCATTTGATGGTTTTACTTGTCTGCAAAACACTGTTGCAGGTAAAAGATCTCTTATGCAAGTAGCTTATAAGGACACTGGAAATACTTGTCATTCTGCTATAGATACCCCTAGTATTTCTAACAGATTTACCTTACATGGTGTTTATTCAGCTACAGGTAATAGACCAGTTTCTAATTCATTCTTTGGAAGTTGTACTTTCTGTTGTCCAAGATTGGATGGTCATACACAGAATAGTCATTGTTGCTATACTTTATGGGCAAATATGTCTAGGTCTATACCAAACTTTCATACAAGTACATCTGGAGAAAAACACGTACATTTACCAGTAGCTTGTTGTAATCTTGCTTGTTACACAAAATGGTCATCGTATAACTACCATACAACATCATCTAACTGTTGTTTTATATGTACAGCTACACCAGAGTTAAAATATGAAACTTATTACAATCTTTTTAATTGTAGTGCAAGTCAGCCAGATTGCACTGACAAGCATCATACAAAAAACTTTATGACTGAAAATTGCACAGGATGGTTTGCAGTAGATCTTTGGAGTTGTTTTGGTACTGTAGCTTCTTATAATCAAATTCGTGACGCAGATAACCCTTCAGAACTTAAGTTGAAGATTCGTGTAAGAAATTGTTGTGAAGTTGATTGTCGTGTTAGTTGTAGCCTTCAATTAGTTCGTTGTAACGCATGTGATTTGCTTGATAACAACATGAGAAAAATTCTTTTAGAGCAGTGTCAGTGCTGTGCATGTTGTTGTAACGTTGCAGATGTAGAAGATCAAATTGGTTTTTCTGCTCGTAAACCAATTATGTTTGGTTGTGATTTTGCCATGATGCAAAGAGTAAGGGGAACTGGATCATTTTTTCATGCTTATAGATTTGAGTGTGCTGCGTGTTTTGCTAACCAATACTGTCAGATATGTTCTGTACAACCTATATGGTATGCATTTGGGGGTTGTTTAAATCAGTCTTGTAGTTGTTATGCTTGCCAAATTAGAGTTTTTTGTATTACTGATATAGGGCAAGGCATGTCAAAGTATGCTTGGTATAATCCTTATCTTGACTGTAACTACATTTTTGTTATGGATGGAACAGCCTGTAACTATGGAGGAACATACTCTTTTGAAACAAGATGTGTTGATAAGGATGGTATACAGAGTGGCAATTTTAATACTTCAACAACTCGTTGTATTTGCAAAACTTTTTCAGAATATATTGCTGATGGATTTTTTCAAAAAGTACAATCAACTCCTACAGATTGGGAAAGATTTACTTGTATCTGTGCTAATGCAGGTTGTTTTACACTGATGTCAAATCCTACTCTTGCAGGTAAATGTTGTTGGGCAGTATGGGCGCAGTGTTTTAACTGGGGTGATACTTCTTTGGATGCTGTGGGTTGGAATGGTTGTATGTTAAGATACCACTCTAATGACCTTGCAAATTGGAAACTAACAGATGACAAAGTTGCTATTAAAATAGATCAAGGATCAGGAGAAGCTGTCTGCACAAAAACATTTATAAATGATGGCGCAAATTTTTCAACATCTGTAAATCATTACTTTAACAGTGCTAACTGTGTTAATGATGCAGGTACTCTTGAGTATAAGGCATCAGCTAATAGGTTAGAAAGAACAGGTATTGTTGTATCAAATGGAAACCATGTTTACGTAAATAATACTGGTGCTAAAGCAGCAGTTACTATATGGGGGTATGATGAGTAATGTCTAGATTTGTTAAACTAGCAGGACAGGCATCAACAGGGAGTGCTGCCACCCTTCCTGAAGATGCTTGTTTTACCTCAGTAACATCTAAAGGATATAAATTTTGTGATACTGTTAATGAAAGACAGGCATGTGTTGCTCCACCAGTAGTAATTATGAACTGTCCAAACTTTCAACCTACAACTACAAACCTATTAATAACTCATAATTTTTACAACTACTGTTGTATTTGTATGGATATGACTCTAGGTGGTACAGAAGGAACTAGCTCTTATATGCCTTGTATAAGACTTGTTTTTAATGATGTACTAGAAGATTGTCAGCATGTTTATAGAATTTTGAGAGCTAGTTGTGGTACTTGCTATACCATTTGTTGTCATAGTTACCTCTTTCAAGGAATATGTAGATGGACAAGAGGTGGTTCTTTTAATATAGCTCTTTTTCCAGTAACAACTACTAGAGTTGCATCTTCTCAAACTGGTCCTACAGTAGGATTTAATGCTGCAGTAGCACCAACTGGTGAAGCAAACACACAGTCTGATACCTGTAGGATGATGTGGGGTTGTGGTTACTTAAACAATTGTTTTCTTTGCTGTAGACCTCAATGGTGTACTTTTAATGGTATCTGTTTGAGTGGTTCTTGTTTATCTTGCAACTATTGTAATATTCAAAGAAGTTTTAGAATAGTAGGACACTTAAAACAAACAGAGGAGATGACATAAATGTTGCAACAAGTTATAACTTCTTCTAAAACTTATACGAGAGAAATTCCTGATCCAACAGAAGATGAAATTGCAGCAGAAGCTGCCTACTTATTACAGGTTCAAAGTGATGTAAGTAGACGAACAAGAGATAATCTTCTAGCAGAGTCTGATTGGACTCAGGCTGTGGACTCTCCTTTAACAGACGAAAAGAAAGCTGAATGGGTTACTTATAGGGCAGCTTTACGAAATTTGCCTACAGACGAGGATTGGCCTGAACCAACTTGGCCTACAATACCTTCTTGAAGAGCTAAAGTTTTTATGCTATGCTAGTCACCAGTCCCTTAATTGGGTCTGTAAAGATAATAATAAGAAAGAAGACTCGTGAAGAAATTATTTTTTATTGATGGGGGTGCAGGACGTGCTATTGCATCTATACCTGCTTTCCTAAAGTATGCAAAAAAACATGACGATTTTGCTGTACTAGTACATGGATGGGATACTTTATACTGGGGTATTCCTGGACTACAAGACAAAGTGTTTAACCCTGAACAAAAAGGTATCTTTGACCACGTAGTAAAACATGCTGAAGAAATAATATCACCTGAACCATATCGAGTTCCAGGATATTTTAAACAAGAATTATCTTTAGCAGAAGCCTTTGATGTTCTTATTAACAACACAAATGATCACTCTGATCTACAAGATCCTATCTTGAAGACTTCTAAAGCAGAAGAGATAAATGCTGCAGGAATGATTCTTGATACTAAGAACCAACAAAAAAAGAATCACACTATTGTTATTCAACCCTTTGGACGTTCTGCACAAAAGCATCCAATAGGTGCTATTGTAGATGAGTCATCTCGTTCTATTGATCCTCAAGCATATTTAAAGTTGGTCAAGAAGTTATCTGCAAAATACAATCTTGTGTTGATGGCAGAACAAGATTTCTTTATGGAAGAAGATACATATACATTAAAACCACAAGCTGACCTCAGAATGTGGACTGCTTTTATAGATGCTGCTGACTACTTTATAGGAGTAGATTCTGTGGGTCAACACATGGCAAAAGCATTAGGAAAACCTGGAACTGTAATTGTTGGTTCTACTTTTGCAATTAACACAACTTATCCAGAATATTTTAACATTATTGAAAAGGAGGATGCTAAGAAATACTCACCTATACGTATATCTGGTCTTGAAAGTCACTTAGCTGATCGTATGAACGAAAGCCTCATGGACTTCAATGATGAAGAAATAAATAAAATGTATGCAAACATTGTAAAAGATATAGAAAAGAAGGTGAAGTAATGAATATTTTAGCAATCAATCCAGGGCATAATGGTTCTGCTGCTTTATTGGTAAATGGAGAATTAAAATTTTACATTGAAGAAGAAAGACTATCTCGTTTTAAGTATGATGGTAATCCTTTTTCAGGAATGATAGAAGCACTAAAGTATGGTGTAGACATCCTAGTTCTTGGTGGTACTTCAGAACAATTTCCACAGTTACCTTGGACAGGTGAAGATCCTTTCACTGGTTTTTTAAGAAAGTTTAACCCTAAACTACAGACAATAAATGTAGGTGGTGCTCATCATTTAGGTCATGCAGCAAGTGCCTTTTACAACTCAGGCTTTGATGAGGCTGCAGCAGTTATTGTAGATGGTTGTGGTTCTCATAGAGAGATAAGTGTTAATGAAGACATTAAAAATCCAGGTTTTGAAACAGAAACTATTTTTAACTGTGATTATAACGAGGGTGTAAAACCTATATTTAGCTCTTATGGTGGAAACTACAATACTCAAGGTTTAGTAAATGAAGATTTAGAGATGGACAGTGCTATAACAATAGTTAAAGCATACGAGGCTGTCTCAGAGTATCTGGGTTTTGGTTTTATTGAAGCAGGTAAAACTATGGGTCTTGCACCATATGGAAAAAGCAACGATTTAATTCCTAGTCTGTTTTATAATAGTAGGGGAAACAAGAATGTATTTCTTCCTAACTATCCTTCAGGTGCTCACATTGATCATGTTCGTCATCCTTTCTTAACTTTGACAGAACATCCTAAAGAGTGGCACAGTGACCACACAAAGGTAACAGATGCAGCAAAAGACTTAGCTTGGGCTGTGCAGGATGAGACACAAACTCTTGTAGGTAACTTAATAGAAAAGGCTGTGGATAAAACAGGACATAACAACATTGTTATATCAGGTGGTTATGGTCTTAACTGTGTAGCTAATTACTACTACAAGGAAAGGTTTCCTGATCTCAATATCTTTGTTGACCCTATCTCTCACGATGGGGGTACAGCTATTGGACTAGCCTACCTTGTTTATTATCAAAATAACGAAGGTGATAAAACAAAACGTCCTTTAAAAAGTTTATATCTTGGTCCTGAACGAAAAGAAGATTATGACTTTGGTGACATAGAGACTAAAGATGTAAAGACTGCTGATGTAGCAAAGCTAATAGCAGACAAAAACATTGTAGCTCTATTCCAAGGACGATCTGAGGCAGGACCACGAGCACTGGGTAATCGTTCTATACTGTATGATCCCACAGATCCTAATGGTAAAGACTTTGTAAACACAGTCAAAGGAAGAGAGTGGTTCAGACCTTTTGCAGGTTCAATGCTACAAGAAAACTTTGAAGAGTGGTTTGAAACTCGTGGTCTAGAAGAGTCACCATACATGATGTATGCTATGGACTTTAAGACTGACAAGCATGGTGAAGTTCCTGCAATCACGCACGTAGATGGTACATGTCGTATTCAGACTGTGACTAAAGAACAGAACCCTAGCTATTATTCCCTGATAAAAGAGTTTGATAAAATAACTGGTGTTCCTATTCTGTTTAACACAAGTTTTAATCTAGCAGGTCAGCCTCTAGTTGAGACTTTGCAAGATGCTATGGAGACTGTAAAGAACTCAGACATAAACTATCTATACTTACCAGACGTAGGTAAGCTAGTACATTATCCTTATAATGATAGTCTTGTTGAGGATATGGAGGAAGCTGCTTAAGGCAACCTATGAGCAAACTGAAGAAGATCATCAAACACTTTGGTCTTCTTTCTAAGTTTCTCTTTTGAGAATTTCTTGAGGTCTTCTTCAGTTTCTAATCCATGACCAGTACGAACAAGAATAGGTCTAGCACCTATACGTTCTGCAGCTTTAAGATCTGTCATCTTGTCACCAACATAAAAACCATTTTGTTTAAACCTATGCTTATCTAAAAATATTTCTTTCTCTGCTCTGTGAAACATACCAAGATTAGGTTTAGCAAAGCAATCACATTTCAGAGAGGTTTCAGAATAGAACAAACCATCAATGGAGTAGATACCTGCATTACCAAAGACTTCCATCATACGTTGATGAACAGCTTCTACTTGGTCATGTGTCTGCTCCTTTTTTATAATACCACCCTGATTGGTTAGTATAACTAGTTTATATCCTTTGAGTCTAATCATACGAATAGCTTCAAGAGAACCAGGGATAGCTTCCCAATCATCAGGATTAGAGATGTAACCTTTATTTATATTAATTACACCATCTCGATCTAGACCAACAATTGATTTAGGAAATACTTTAGGCCAATCGTCAGGAACATTTTGCTGTTGAATCTGTTGTGGATCTTGTTCTAATATGTGTTTAAATCTAGACATGGTGTAATTTTACGTATGAAGAAGATATTTGTCAATGGAGCATTTGATGTAGTGCACTCAGGACACCTTGATCTACTTGATTTTGCTAGGGGTTTAGGTACTCACCTGCTCGTAGCTATTGACACAGATAGGCGTATTGAGTATAACAAGGGAAAAGAAAGACCTTTCAATAAACTCAAGAATAGAAAGCATTTAATTAGTTCGTTGAAATCTGTTACAAGTGTAGTAACGTTTGACACAGACAATGATCTTCTTGCAATTCTTCAGAGGTATAAACCAGATGTAATGGTAAAAGGTTCTGACTGGAGGGGGAAAGAAATTATAGGGGAGGAGTACTGTAAAGAGGTAGTCTTCTATGAAAGAGTCAACAAAGAGTCAAGCACCAAAATCCTTAAAAGTTTTGTTGATAGGAGACAGTTGTTATGACGAGTATCATTATGGCTCTGTAAATAGAATTAGTCCTGAAGCTCCTGTTCCTATCTTTGATTTACACGACACCGTTTCAAAAAAAGGAATGGCATACAACGTACATAATAACCTTGTAAATCTAAAACTTAAAGTAGATATTATAACAGAATACTCTGAACGTAAGCATAGGTATGTTGATATTAAGACAGGTCAACAACTTATAAGAATAGACGAAAAGATAAAGAAACAATTCTTTGATAACGCAGAACAAATCTTAGATAACTATGCAGCAATAATAGTTTCAGACTACAATAAAGGATTTGTTGCTGATAAAGAAATAGAAGATCTTATAAAAAAGTATAAAGGCCCTATCTTTGTAGACACTAAGAAAAAGGATCTAGCCCAATTTGACGGTTGCTTTGTAAAAATAAACCAGTACGAATACGAAGCACGAGAGTCAGATACCGAAGAACTTATAGTTACATACGGCTCAAAGAAAGTCGAATATAAAAACAGAACCTACATTCCTCCGAAAGTAGAAACTCATGATGTGTGTGGTGCAGGTGACACCTTTCTAGCTGCCCTTGTCTATAAGTATTTAGAAAAACAAAGTATAGACGAGGCTATAAGGTTTGCAATGAATGCAGCAGCAGTTACGGTGCAACATATAGGTGTCTATGCTCCAACACTAGAGGAAATTACTAGATGAGGCTTGAAGGATTTGTAGAAAAAGGTTGGGGGTCTGAGTTTATATGGGCAACTAACGACAAATATTGTGGTAAATTTTTAAAGTTTAACAAAGGTGCAAAGTTTTCAATGCACTTCCACAAAGAAAAAGATGAGACTTGGTTTGTTATATCAGGTAAATTTAAAGTCGTATGGATTGACACAGAAAACGCAGAACATAAAGAAGTTTCTTTGTTAGAAGGAGATGTTTGGCACAATCCACCACTAGTTCCTCATCAAGTAATTTGCTTAGAAGAGGGGAGTCTAATGGAAGTCTCTACTCCTGATTCTGTAGAAGACAATTACAGAGTTGGTAAGGGCGACAGCCAAGAATGAAAATACTAGTTACTGGTCACAAAGGGTTCATTGGTCAGAACATGGTCAATGCCCTACAAGATAAACATCAAATTTCTACGTATGAGTGGGGAAATCAGTACCCAATACTAGATGGTCTTGATTGGGTAATACACTTAGGAGCAGTAAGCTCTACCACAGAGAAAGACATACGTAAGATAACAGTACAGAATATTGAGTCCTCTATATACTTGTATGAAGACTGTATAGAAAGAGAAATAAACTTTCAGTTTGCTAGTTCTGCTTCAGTCTATGGTTTAGATCCTTGTGGTTTTAAAGAGACTGCAGTCTTAAATCCCCTCAATCATTATGCTAGAAGTAAAGCTCTTTTTGAGAACTACATCAAATACAGAGATGCTCCTATTATAACTCAAGTATTTAGATACTTTAACGTATACGGTGATCACGAAGATCATAAAGGAGAACAGGCGAGTCCTTATACTAAGTTTAGAAAGCAAGCAAAAGAAACTGGAAAGATAAAACTATTCAAGAACTCAGAATATTTTTACAGGGATTTTATTCACGTAGACAAGATTATAGAGTATCATCAAAAGTTTTTCTCTATAGAAAAGTCAGGTGTCTGGAACGTAGGTACAGGTTTTGAAAGAAGTTTTTACGAGGTTGCTTTAGAAATATGTAAAGAAACAGGAGCAACTATCGAGTGGATAGAGATGCCAGAAAATTTAAAGAATAGTTATCAAGACTTTACTAGGGCAGATATGGTTAAACTATGGCAGACGTTAGACTTACCACAGAAGAATTAGAAGACATGATGGATCGTGCAGCTAGGCGTGGTGCTAAAGAAGCATTGCGTTCTATTGGTTTGCTTGATGATGATGCTATAAAAGATATTATAGAAATGAGAAGTTTACTAGAGGCATGGCGTGACACACGTAAGTCTGTCTGGTCAACAATAGTTAAAGTAACCACTGTCGCACTGCTGACGTTTATTGCAGGTGCGGTGTGGATGACAATGGGTAAATAGGGAATAAGATATGAAGAAACCTGAACCAAGACCAAGTGTTGTACTAAATCAAGGAACTGCAGGTTCTTCTGGTATGCCTGTAAGAGATGGAAATAATAATCTAGTTCAAGGTAGATCATCAACAAGTAATTCTCGATCTAACTCTGCTTTAGATAACCTTACCTCATCTTCTAAAAGACGTAAGAAGAAACGTAGGAAAAGGAGAGAGGCAGCAGCCGCAGCAGCCGCAGCCGCAGCAGAGGCAGCAAAGCTTAAAGAGCAACAGGAAGCAGAAGAAGTAACAGAAGTAGATGAAGTAAAAGAAACTGTTACTGATGATTCAGATAAGCTTGATAAAATAATTGAGAGTTACAATCACTATGTAGAGACAGGTGAAGACGATGGAGGAGGATTTGTAGACGCAGCTACAGGTCTACCACCAGGCGTAGACAACGAGCAAGAGGCTTTCTTACTACGTACTGGTAACTTTAAAATGAACATGGCTGATATGAAAAGTATTATCAGCAATGCCAGTGATGATTTAAGAAAAGAGTTAGTATCTACCTACGGTGCCGGGGATGGAGAAGATGCAGCACTCAATAAGGCAGCATCAAGTCTGCTCTATGGTGCTGTAGGATCTAATGCTGATTCAAGAGATTTTGGTAAACTTTTAGCTGTATCTAGATTAGGTTCAGATGCTTTTATTCAAGCTGTGAGTGTAGCTAATACACAGCTTATGACTGAAGGTGTTGTGCAAAGAGATGCTAATGGAAATCCAATTGGGTATGCTCCTGAAACTAAGTTAACTTTTAGTGTTATGAACGGAGAGCCAATTTATAGAGGGGCAGGAGGATTTTTTGGCGGTTTAAATGCAGCAAAGATGCGTTCAAATTGGTTTAATCCTGAAGATATTCAAGGTATTGTAGACGGTGACGTTTATAATAACTACAAAGCCTACTATGATGGTTATAGAAAACAGTTTGAGTTTTTAAACGATTACGACTTTTTAAATATGAAACAGTTTAAAGGAATAACAGCCCCAATCACAGGTGGAGGTGGCGGTGATAACGCATCAAACACAGGGGGAGGAACAGGAGATTCTACTAAAGATACTTCAACTGAAAAAAAGATAGCTAATACTGCTACTACGTATACTCCTGTTACTACAGATACAACAAACATAAATACTACTGATCCTTCTTTAGGTTCTGCAGCAACAGGTACATACCCACAAACTAACGTAACAGGAACTTTTAATACTGCTTCTCAAACTGCAAACTTGTCAGCAGTACCTTCTAGTGTAACAGTTAACTCAACACCTACAGGCACTACTATGGCAAACCTAACTAGCCAATCTCAAGGTGGCACTGGTGGTTTGAAAACGTATACAAATTCTTTTGGTCAATCTGTTCAAGTAACTGAGGACGCACAAGGTAATGCTATAACTTTTGTTCCCCCCGGTTTTACTTCTGCTGCTCAAGGTGGATTAATGGGTTTTTCCAACGGTGGTGATGTAGCAATGGCTAGGAAGTTCTTAGGTTTTGAAGGACCTGACTCACAACTCCCTAACTTTTTACAATCAAATGCACAAGCTGCTGCACGTATGGGTAAATATAGACAGGCTATGGTTGGAATGTCTAACCCTAGAATGGGAGCTAACACAGGTATGTTTGTTCCTACTCAAGAGCAGTTTAAGCAACTGCAAGGTAATCTTGTGGGTCAAACGATGCAGCCTCGACAGGCTAACGTTCAACAGTTACAACCACAAGAAGCAGACTTTATAGGACAGACTGCAGGACAATCATATGCAGTTTCTCCTTTTGCTCAAGTAGCTACGATACCTACTACATCTCAGGCAGGTATGCCTATGACTAAGGACAGTGTTGATTTCAATCCGTTCACAGCTTATAATAAAGTACAAACAGAAACAGGTAAACTGCAACCTGCTCAAGGAACTATAGTTCCTGGATCAACAATAGATCCTGAACAAGGCACTACTTCTTTAGATATAAAAGCTGCACAAGGTAACGAAATAAAGATAGCAGGACCTGATCCTCGTAAACTGCAGACCGATCCTGTTAGTGGTGAGAGTGAGATAATCTCTGGCGTAGCAAATGCACAGACTGCTAAAAACTTTACTGAAGCAATAGAAGCTGCAGAAGCCACACCGACTAAACAAGCTACGGTACAGGGTCAGCTAGAACAATTGATGCAACAGTTTGAGG